GTCCTTCTTGCCTTTCGGCGTCTCGGTGGTCTCCGTCGCAGGGCCATCCGTGAGTCGGGTAGGAGCGACGTACTCGGATGAGTCGGTATGGCGCAGAATTTTGAAGTCATCGCCCAGCTCTTTACGGGCCGTCGCTTCCGACTCAAAGCCAAGCTCCGCGCCTTTGGGCCACGCCCCGCCGGCTTTCGTTATCTGCGCGACGATGGGCTTGGTCATGCCTGGCCTGCCTCGGTGATCGCCTTCGCGGCCTTGGCCTTCGCGTCCGCGTCGGTCTCCGGGGTGGGCGCCCCTGAGGCAACGCCTTTGACCGTGTAGTTCTCGTTCGGCGTCGGATCGACTTCGGTGCCGAAGTAGCCTTTTTCGTTGGCCTCGTCGAACGTCTCTTGCATCTCGTTTTGCCCGATGTCCTGCGTCTTAGTCGTTTCGGACGACGCCTTCGGGCTCGGTTTGCTCGTATCGGCCATAACGTTTCATCTCCTGTTGGAAGAGCCGGATCGGCTCCCATGTGTCCCGGACGGCCTGTGCCGCCGCGGGGTTGCCCACGAGCCGCGCCTCCCGCGCGAGCCGGACGACCTGGCGCCGCGCCTCCCGCGCTCGATGCGCCGCCTCGTGGGCCGTGTCAACGGCGTTCATCGGTTAGGCGGCTGGGCTGCGCATGACAGCTGCCGGGTAGCGGCTGGCTTCGACACCCTGCTGGTAGTTCATCGGGTTGCTGACCTGCCACCCGACGCGGAACACGACGCGGATCGCGGTCATGTCCTGTTGCATCAGGTTGTAGATCACGAGCCCGGCCGCGTCGGTGATGACGCCCTCGCGGTGGATCGAGAAGTCGAAGTCCTGCCGGATTCCGATGATGAAGTTCTCACGCTGAAGGGCGAACAATTCCGCCGCGCTCAGGCCGGCCGGCCAGAGGCCGGGCATCGGATAGACGGTCGGTAGGCCCCAGATGTTGCTGACGCCGCCGTTCACGTCCATGAGCAATTGCCCCTGGGCATCGCGGGCGCCGCGCAGCCGGACCCGGAAAAGCGGGTTACCGACGAACGCGGTCGGCACGTAGCCGTCCGCCTCCAGCAGCCCGATCATTTGGTTGACGTCTTCGGCAATACCGCCCTGCGCGGTCGTCGCCGTGCCGCGCGCGCGCACGTTGGCGGCCGCAACCGCCGCCGCCGCCACGTCCGTGGGCCACGAGGCGGGTTTGTTGACGCCGAAGAAGATCGCGGCGTCGAGCGCGCGGCTGATGGCCTGCTCGAGCAACGGGCGGACACTACCCATGATGTCGAACCCGGCATCGGCGAGGACCGCATCGGGGACCGGCACGATGGCGGCCAATTCCTCGATGTCGATGTATTTATTCGCCCAGTTCACTTCCGTCGTCTGCTTGAGCCCGGTGTCGCCGGAGACGAAGTACGCGGTCGGGAGCGCGCTGATGACGGGGAAGCGGGTTTGATTGGTGGGGACGTCGATGCGGCGAAAGGTGGCGACCGCCGCCGATTCCGTCTGGAGTCCATTGAGCATGATGTCCGAGACGGTCTCCCGGATCATCGACGCCGCGTCAGTTCGTGAGATCAAATTATTGTACGGCAATTGGCTCCGCCTTTCGGTCTACTCATTCCGGCAGAGCCCGCGCTCGTTAGCGTGCGGCTGCTTGCCGGATGAAGTCATTGAGTTGTTGGTTCTTATCCTTGGGCGTGTCAGCGCCCTTGCCGCCGTCGCCGCTGCCCGCCGCCGACCGGAACAGTTCTGGGTACTCGGTGCGGGCCGCTTTGATCGCGGCATCGACGTTCGTTGGTTTGCCGTCTTCGTATTCGAGCGTGTCCCGGATCAGCCGGTACACCGCGTCGGGTCGGACGGCATTTGCCTTGCCTGCGGCCGCGGTGACGAGCCGTTCGGCCCGTTCCTGCTGCAACTGCGTGACCGTCTCGCCGTGGAGTCGTTCCAGTTCGGCGGCGCGGTCAGTCGCTTTCTGCAAGTCGGTCTTGTCGCGGTCCTCGATCTTCTGAAGTTGCGTGCGAAAACCCGCTGCTTCTTTTCTTGCCTCGCGGATTTCCCGTTGCGCCCACTCGGGCAGATCGTTGACTGTCTTGGGATCGGGGGTCTTCCCCTGGGTGGTGTCGACGGTGTCCGCCTGGGACTGAGCGCCTGCCGCCTGGGCATCGGCGCTGGTGGTGTCCGACATTGGGTCTCCTTTTCGGGCAACAAAAAAACGCCCACCGTTGCGGTGACGGGCGTCGAAGCGACTGCCTCCGCATCGGTGGGCGGGACCCTCATGGGTACTGCCCTATTCAGTTCCTCCGCATGGTATCACACAGGCTATATTTTTTTTCGATGAATCTCACGAGCATGAGCAGCGCCTGCCGCAGCACGAGCAGGAACTCGCGCATCTCCGCGCTCGTCTCGGTGCGCTCCGGCGCCGGCACGCTCATACGTCGTCATCCTGCGGGTGCCGTTCGCCCGGTAGCGGGGCGAAGTGAATGCCGTGATCTCCGGGATAGGGTTGGCGATGGTCGTGCTCACCGGACAGGATTGGTAGCGGAATACCAGGAGAATCCGGGAATGCGTCGCACCTCAACCCACGGCGAAGATGTATGCAGTATTGGCACCCTGTCGCCATCCCTGTAACCCACTTCATTCTTTCACCACCGTCACATTCTTTGAGTCGAATACAACCCAGATATTGGTATCACGGTCACCGCCGTTGTCAATCCGAATCGCATCAATCCCCTCCTCTTTCGCAAACTGCGTAATCGCCGCTGCATGCGGGTCCTTGAAACGAAACTCGTCCAGTTGTTCCTGAATCTCCTGTGCCTCGACATTTGTGAATATCCGCTTAATGTCGAAGACCTCGTCTCGTCGTTTCTCTAACGCGAACCGTTCCTCTTGGATTTCATTGGCAATCTCGATGAGCCGTGACCCGTTTGGCGATACGTGCGCGAATGCCCCGAGTGTGCCTGATTCATTGTCCCAGTTCACATCTTCAGTAATATGCAAAACCTTGCGCACATTGATGCGCGTCATCAGGACATCGCCTTCAGCGAAGTCGGCATACGTTTGAGCAAGGCCCTGGTTCTCGGCCAGATACACACCGTTGCCGAAGAATTTTCCATTCGATTTGAGAGACAAATCGAACCCGTCACGCGGGATGGATTCGACCCCTGTTTCGGACGTGCCGTGGAATAACGTGCTCTTCATGGTGCTTTGAGACGACCATGCGTCAGCTTGTTCCGCTGTCATCGATGGCGTCCACGGTACGGCGCGATCCGCCTTTTTACTCCGTTGCCGCGCCGTCGCCAGACTGACCCGCCTACGACCACTCCCCCACACCTGCGAGCGCGTATTCCCCACGAAGTCAGCCAGCGTCACATCGCCCGCCTGATAGGCCGCGAACGCCCCCGGACCCAACACCGCCCGTTGATCCGCCGCGCTCCACCCCGCGAACACCTCCGGCCCGGTCGGGATCGCGGCCCGCGTGTCGGGCACGTCGTAGCCAAGGTCTTTCCACGATTTTGTTTGAGGAAGCAACACGCAACGGCAGGCCGGATGCGTCGCCATTTTTGTTTCGACGTCAAACCGCCGGCCATGCAAACCAATGCAGACGGCACAGGTCCGCGCATTCAGCCCGCTGTACCAGATCCACCCACGCATCAAATGTTTGTTCTCGACGTACGTGGCGCGACTGGCCTCGCGGTACGCGCGCATCAACTCAGTCCTGACGATCCGCTGCGCCCGCACCGATTGCTCTTTGCCGAGCCGCTTGGTGATCGCCCGGCCGATCACCCTCGGCGACTCGCCCCGTGCCATCCCGCCGATCAATTCGGCCTCGACCGCGGCCCGCGCATCGCCGGCGAACTCCTCCAGCAGCCGCCGCACCGGCGCGTCCGGTTGCACCGCCGCCGTCAGCTCCGTCAACGCCTGCGTCGGCAGCAGGTGAATCGGCAACGTCGCGCCGGGCGGCGGTGACCCGAATGCGGTTTCGATCAATCGTGCCGCGTCCTGCTGCGCGCGCTGTATGGCCCCCTGTTGTCGGCGGATCGCCTCGGCCTCGACCACGTCGCCGAATCGCGCAAACTCCATCTCAGCCCGCGCCAGGAGTTGCCGGGTGCGCTGCTCGGCAAGGATCCGCCACGCCGGCACCTCGACCCCGGACGCCCGTAGGTCCGCCATGCGCGCGAGGGTGGCCGCCAGATCGGCCCTGAGCGCGCGCACGGCCACGCGGTAACTCCGGCGCACCGCCGCCCGCGATGATGCGTCCTGGGCCAATAAGGAGCCTCGGAACCGTTTGACCGCGCGCTCGAGATCGGACGGCACTACGGGGTGGCCCTGGTCACGTCAGCGACGACCGTCAACGAGCCGCTATCGGGTGTGGCCGTGGCCCCGGCGCTGTCCGTAACCTGAACATCATAGAAATACTTGCTGATCAACCAATTGGTTGATCAGCAAGTATTTCT